AGGCCAATTGGGCGGACAACAGTTTGCTCAAGGTATGGATATCAACAAACTTCAAGCTGGCTATGGCGCACAGCAACAGGCGTTAGAGCAACAAGGCTTGAGCCAGTCGTATCAAGACTTCCAGAATCAACAAAATTATCCATACAAGCAGTTGGGCTTCATGTCTGACATTTTGCGTGGCACGCCTACGGGTTCGTCATCTTCCATAAACATGTATCAAGCCCCGCCAAACAATGCTCAGAATTTGACGGCTTTGGGTATGGGTGCTTACGGCCTTAAACAACTTGGCGCATTTGCTAGCGGTGGTGAAGTTAAGACTTATGCAGGAGATCAAGGCTCTGTTACCAGCGAAGAAAGCATTGCCGATATCGTTGATAGCTTAAGCGACCAACAGTTGCAAGATGCGTATAAGAACGCGCAAGCGCGTCAGGATGTGAACGCCATCAGCGCTATTGAGACTGAGCTAGCCCAACGGGCTTCTGAGCGTAGCGGCATGTCCGCTGCGTATAACCAACTTCCCCCAGATGCGCAAGAAAACATGCAAGAAGTTGCAAGCGGTGCAAACGGCGGTATTGTTGCGTTCCAATCAGGTGGGGGTACAGGCACCTCCGGTACTGGGATTAGGTTTAATCCACTTGAAACTATGTATCCAAAGCCATCGGACGCAGAATTTCGTGGATACATGAATCAAGTAGCAACGGCTGACTACAACCCTCTCACAGATGCGGAGAGGCGGGCAAAAATTTTGCAGGAAAAGAAATTTGTCGAAGAGACAATGGGGCCTAGTGAGCTAAACCCGTTCAAACAAGAACTATCTGACAAACGTGCAAGCTTAAAAGGTAAGACAGGCGAAATGGCTGGGTTAGCCGCGTTAATGTCTATAGGTGACATACTAGAAGGCAACAACGCCGCCCGAGGAATTGGCAAGGGCGTATCTAGAGCGGCTGGTGTATTTGGTGGGCTTAAAAAGGAAAACGACGAAGCTGACCGCGCTCTGTTGGCGTCGCAAGTCCAGTTGGGAGGTGCATTAGAAGCACGCAAGGATGGCCAGTTTGGTAAAGCAATGCAAATGCAGCAAGATGCAGAAACCGCTAGAGCCAAAGGTATTGACGCTAAACGTGATATTGCAGGCAAGCTTGCAACGCTCACCGGGGACAGGTACAAAACAGATATGAGTGCATCGGTTTCAGAGCGCGGGGACACAATGAGATATTTATCGCAGCTTGAATCAACAGAAGTACAACGACTTGCTGCAACGAAGCCTTCGCAATTTAAAGAAATCTTTGACAAGCTTGTTGCGTCTCCTGAGTACCAAGCAATTTCAGACCCAAATGCACGCAACTCAGCGGCTGCTAGAGAAACAGCAAATCTTATAAAAGCCTACCCGAACGCCAAGCTTAGAGTAGATGCAGATATGCTAAACAAAATAAACACCCGTGTGTCCAATGAGCTTTCTGGCAACGTTGCTTTCCAAAAAGCAATGCGAGACGGCGACACCGCAGCAATGCAGAAAATTAAGAAAGATTTGACTGATGGGTACATTATCCAAGCCGAACAGGGGATGTTAAATCTAAGTGACACCAGAGGGACGGGAACGCCAGCACCAGGAACGCCAGCACCAGGAACGCCAGCACCTGCGCAGGGGGCCCCTGCAACACAAGGAAAGCCCAAGAAACTTACGCAGGCTGAATACGATAAAGCACCGTCAGGTACTGTGTTTATTGCCCCCGATAATTCAGTCCGTACTAAACCGTAAGGCATGTCATGGCAAAACAATGGTGGGAAGCGGCTCCGTTAGCGCAAGAACAACGCGACGAATGGTGGAAAAACGCTCCATTAGCGCAAGAGCAGCCTGACGAATGGTGGAAAGCCGCGTCTATAGTAAAAAAGCCTGAGCAACCTGTTGCTGCGCCGTATGAAACGACACTGTCTCCCGAAGAGCAAGCCACGGGGGTTGGCGTTGGGACCTTTCATCCCAGCACATCCAAATCAAAACTCGCTATGGGCGAAGAGCTTGGCAAGGGTACAAAGGTTGGGGCGTTTGCTAGCCTTCCATCAATGTGGGAAGGTGCCAAGATCACTGCCGACATTGGGGCGCTTAGCACAGTACAAAAACGTTTGGACTTCTTTAACAAGATCGACCAAGGCGAAATCAAAGACTACGACCAACTGCGTGGACTTGACCTCTCTACTTCTCAAGCACGGTCATACCTTGCATCAAACCCAGAAACACGGCAGAAACTACGTGGCCGACTTGACAAAGAACTGGGTAACCGCAAAGAGTTTGTAAACGCATCGCTTGCAACAATTGCTGAGTACCAGAAGTACGCACTTGAGAACAAAGGCCAAGTGCAAGACCTCACTGATGTGGAGGGGATGACTGACTTTGCTAACTGGATTAGCTATAACCTTGGCGCGGGCCTTGTGCAACTTGTCCCCGTAATGGTTACCGCTGCGATAACTGGCGGTGCGGGGGCCATTGCACTGGGTTCTACTATGGGTGTATCCCAAGCTGTTGCAAACCGCCTTGAGGCAGTGCAAAAGAAGAACGCAGACAAACCACTTACTGAGCAAGCAGACGCAGTTATTGAGTACTTGCAAAAGACTGGTGACGTTAACTTGGTTGTCGGTATCGCGTCGGGTATATTAGATGTGATACTTGGCCCTGTGGCCCGAGTGTTAAAGGCCCGAAGCGGGGACTTGATCAAAGAAATGACCCGTAAGGGCGCAGTTAAAGCTGCCGTCAAAGATATCCCCAAACAAGTTGGCGAAGAGTTCGTAACTGGCGGTGCACAAGAAGCATTGCAAATTGCAGGGGGCGTGCGCCTTGGTGAAGAAGAAGAGTTCCTCACTAAAGACAATCTCAAAAAGATCATTAACTCTGCCGCAGCGGAAGCAGCAGGTGGACTTGGTGGTGCTGGTATTAACGTAGGCGTAGCGGCTGTAGCTAGCTCAAAAGCAAAAGACCCTGTTGCAGATGCTGCCCTGCGTAATCTTGACGATCTGGTAAACGATGAAGAGCAACGAAACGCCATCTACACAACCGCTGACCCCGGCACTCCTGACGGCGCACTGAAGATTTCCCAAGCACTGATGGCAGAACTGGGCCGTCGCCCGACTGTTAATGAACTTGGTAGCAAGATTACAGAGATTCTTAACCAGCGCCAGACAAGCGAACCATCCTTTCCAATGGATTCGGTCAACGGCAGAGAAACCTACGCTGAAAGGCTCACCACATTTACTGATGCTGAGTTAAACGCTGAGCTTCAGCAAAACTTGCTTTTAAACTCCACACAGCCCGGACAACCGGAAGTAGTAGGCAAAATTACTGTTATACAGGGAGAGTTGCAATCACGGGGAGCACAAGATGTTGGACAACCTATCAGTACAGCAGGTGGAACAGGCGTTTCAGTGGCTGATGAGTCCGGTCGTAGAGAGCCCACCGGAGGACTTGGTTTCCTTGAGCCAAGTGGAGTGGTTCCTACTGGACAAAATGTTGCAGGGGATACTACAGGAGAAGGCGCACAGCCCCCTGCAATAACTACAGGAATCACTACTACTAGAAATGAGTACGGAGCGCCAATTTTTACCAAAAAGATTAAGGCCAAGAACGGGGAGCAAATTACTCTTATTTACGATACCGATAATGGCAGTATCACTGCTAATAACTCAAAAGGAGAGCGCATTGGGGAGGCACTTACTGAGTCACCTCTGAGTGAACAGGCAATGGTGGGCGCTCTTGATGTCAATCCTGAATACCGCCGCCGAGGTATTGCGTCAGCCCTTCACGATATGCTTGCTCAAGTCCATGAAGGGGGAGTTAGGATATCGTCTGTACGCACCTCTGACGGTGATGCGTTCTGGGCTAATAGAAAAAACAGACCCAAAGCAGAACAAACGCCCACAGAAACCACAGAGCAAAAGCTACCCGCCTTTCAAGCAAAGCCTCTTGACACGCCACCCCTGCTAACCTATGTCCCAAGTGATTCAACAGCAGGTAAGTTTTACAACGAACTGTTGACCGAACCCAACACTTTTCAGTCAAACACTAGGATTCCTAGTGTCACTAGGACTCTAGGCAAGGCTGCTTTAGAAGGCGTAAACAACGGCATTGCACTTATTGATGAGCGCCTTGCTAACTGGCAGCACCCTGCAATTACTGGGGCCACGGATGCCGATAAGCGCATAGGCAAAGCCCGCGCAACTGCTGAAGAACGCGAACTGCTTGATGCAAAAAGTTCTTTGGCGGGGCTTGGTGCCCGCATGCTCAATCAAGTAATGGCTATTGAAAAAGGGTACAAAGGTAAAAAAGGCAGCAGCCAAGAAAAAATTGATGAAACAAACAAACAACTTGAAGCTGTGTTTCTTCGTTCTATAGAGTTGTTAAACAAATTTAACCTGTTAACAGCCGAAGAAACTGCTGAGTTTACAGAATCGCAAACAGAAGCAGCGCAGCCGCAAGCCATTGAGCCCACAACCTCAGAAACACCACCCGCACCAGCAGAACCCGCCCCGTACTTTGGGTCACCTGAAATAGATGCGCTTGGGGACAAAATCAAAGACACCGCTAACCAACTTGCTGCCGACTTCATGGTTGGAGATTCCGTTCGGTTTGGCAACATCCCCGGAAACATAGTTGGCTTAGAGGGAGATTATGTTAGGTTCAGACCAGTTAATGCAGCTTCTCCAAAAGCATACCAGCGCGTACCTAAACGCAATGTGACGTTTGTATCGCGCCCAGATACCACGTCTACTTCCGCAGCATCAAAGTCTGCGGATCAGGACAAAAAGTTTGGCTCAGAGCAAGGTAAGCTTAACGCCGACATGGGCGGATTGATACAGTTGCTCGGTGCAAACATGTATGCGTCAAGCATCGGTGAAGTCAGCGTAAAAGAACTACTGCAAAACGCTTTTGACGCGGTTAAAGGAGCGGTGTCAAATAAGAAAGCGCCGTCGCTGTACAAGGTTGGCACGGTAACCATTGAAGTTAATGGTGACAACCGAACCATAACCGTTACTGACGATGCTCGTGGCATGACGCCGGAGATTGTGCGAGACGCATTTTTTACAGTTGCAGGGTCTGATAAATCCGATCTCGACCCTCCCGATCGAAGCGGCGGTCTTGGGCTTGCCAAGATGGGGTTCATGCTTGGCGCAGAGCGCTTAATTTTAAACACTGTGCGAGACGGTGTGCGCGTTGTTGTGGACACAACAGCTATAGACATTGCAAACAGCAACTTCAAGATTGTAAAAACACCCGCTCCTAAGAATGAACACGGCACGTCTGTCACCGTCAAAATTCCTGAGTACTACGTTGACCCAAAAACTGGCGACAAAAAAGACATTTATTTTTCTGGTCTTGCAAAGTACTTCACTGTGCTAGAAAAACCGTTAATCGGCCCTGTGCAGGTCATAGTTAAAGACAGCTATGGAGATACAGAAACACTGCCCGTAGGCGTTAATTTTCCTGCCCAAAACTACCAACAATTTAAGGTTAACTTTAGCTGGGGGTCCGCAGATATTTATTTTGGGAAAGATCGGATAGATAACGAGTACAACATCAAGCATCAAGTGCTGTCTAGTGGTGTGTATCAGTTTAACGGGACTGGCGATTCTTCTAAGTTCAAACTGTCGCAAAACGAATCTATTCCTTTCAACATCATTGTCAACATCAAACCAAATGTAGACGCTAAGCACCCAGACTATCCGTTTGAAAATAGTCGTGAACGTTTTAAAGCCCGTCTAAACGAAGACGTTAAATCAATGGTCGAGTATCTTGCTCAAATTGCCCGTGGGCATGAAGCTGCTGATCTAAAAGAAAACTTTAAAAATATTGTGTCCATGCCCCGTGTGGAGTTGGGTGCAGATATTGCAGACGCAAGCAAAAAACTACGTAAAGCGTTTGACAAAAGAGACACAGGCACAGAAACGCTTGAGTTGCCGCCGTTGCCAAAAGAAGTGCGGGTTGAAGGTCTCAAAGTTATTGACACCGACACCGGAAAAACGTTGGCTGACCGTGCAAAGAAAGAAGAGAAAACCACCAAAGGATCGTTTACAGCAGATACCGCCGCGCCGACTCGCGAAGACTTTATGGTGGATATGTCACAAGACCCGTCCAAACCAATCTTTCACAACAACATTAACGCTAACTTGATTGAAGTTGGCAAGCCATACGGCGACCCAGAAATGTTCTTTGCTGAAATAGGCACACTTTTAGTGGAGATGAAAGAAGCAATTGCTAATAGCACGTTGTATGGGTATGACGTGCTGAACCCAAAAAATTTATTCTTTGCTGGTATAGCTATTGATAAAAAGTACGGCGGGCTGCACTTAAAGGTGCCGTATAAAGCGCTATTTGTAAACCCGTTCTACGGTTTTGGTGCTAAAAGTTTGTTTGGTGTACGCCAGCAACTGCTCAACACAATGATTCATGAGATTGCACACACTGGTGACATGAGCCACGGTGAAGGGCATAACTCTCAAATGATTCGGGTAGAGCTATACTTGGCTGATCAAGGGCTGTACGATTACTTCCGCGACGCCATTCTTGATGTATTGGTTCGCCACGAGTCAACATTCACCGCAATGAGGGAAGCATATGGAAAATCAACAACTAAAAATACTGCAAAATCTCTTGAGGATTACGGCAAAAAGTCCGCCGCAGCATCGGCTGGAGGAGATGGAAGTAGCGGCTCGGACCAACTTGGGCCTGTATCAACAGGAGAACGACAAGGAGGGGATGAACCTGTACGCCTCGCTAGTTCCACTGATACAACAAGCGAAGTCGGTGCAGGAGTTAGAGGCGCTAGCCCAGTAGGTTGGAAGTTTGCAGAGGCAGGCCCGCCACCAAAGTCAGGACTGCATCCCACTGTTGCGGAAAGCATTTTCAACAACGACATTACCGGGGCTCTGCGCAATTTAGCCCGTAACACGTCGGGGTTCTTTAGCGATCTGGCTACAAGACTAGCCAGCCTGCAACTTCCAACAAACATTGCGTTTGACAATGACCGTAACTTGGTGCGCAGTGCTATAGATCGCACGACCAAACCACAACAGACTCGGCTATTTGAATACGTTGAAGCGTTCTATCCGCAGTTATACAGCAAGTATTTTGAAGGGTACGACAACGCTGCCAACCTTGAGCGGGTGTATGACGGCTTAATTGAATTGGCAAAACCCAAGTACAACACGGGCCCAGTTGTCAGTGAGATTGGAGACGTGCTACAGCGCTTCATTGAGACAATGCCGGGTTTGACTGCGCCCGGTGCCTATTTTTTAGGCAATGACGCCATAACGCTTAACACCCGCGCTTTTGGTGGGACATCAAACCGGGTTTTGCTGCACGAAGTTGCACACGCTGCAACAGAAACAATGATCCGCCGTAACTACACTACGCTAGAGCCGCATCAGCAGGCAGCTATTCTGAGTTTGTACGAGATGTACAACTACGCAAAGGCAAACATGCCACCCGGTGCATACGGGTTGACCAGCATATCTGAGTTTGTTGCTGAAACGTTCACAAACAAAAAGTTTCAAGATCAACTTAGACGCATTCCGTACAAAAACAAGAAGTCGCTGCTGGATTCTTTCGTGCGTGCGGTACTGCGGTTGTTCGGTCAGGATAACTTGGCTTCCAGCGTAATGTTAGAAGCTAACAAATTGTTCAGTGCTGAGCGTCTTGCTGTTGCTCCAGTAACCGCACCGAGGTTTGCAAAGCGCGTGCGCGGGCCGATCTCTACACCGACTTCATATCGTGCCGCTGAAGATGTGCAGACAAGTCTTTCCGGAGTATTTAAAGACGCCACACTTGGTCGCATGCCTGTTGTAACGGCAGTAAAGCTGGCTACCTCTGCCCTTTGGGATGCTGGCGGCGGTGTGTACCGCGCAGGGTTGCTCCCAGTGCTGTCGTTGGGGCAGTTGGCGGACTTAACTTACGACAAGTTCCCGCAGATTGCTGCTGCGGTAAAAATCATTGAGCAAATGAAGTCTTACCGTGGCAAGTTGGTTAAGGAAGTCGAAGTTATTGCCAAAGCTTGGAAAGAAGCACAGGGCAGAGAACCTTCTAAGTCACGCCTTATGGGACGGCTAATGATGGAAGTAACCATCAGAGGAGTGGAGGTTGACCCCAGCGGCCCCGGCTATGATGCGACTACAGTTAACCCAGCACTGGCAGACGCATGGACAGCCATAGGCCCTGAGTTCCAAAACATCTACCGCATGGTACGCACGTTCTACACCGATGCTGTTAACCGCATGGTTCGGGACATGAAAGAACGGGCTTTGGGACTTCCAAAAGCTGAACGCCAAGCGATGATTAAGAAGATAAACGAACAGTTTGGTCCTGGCAAATTAGCTCGCCCCTACTTTCCATTGCGCAGGTTTGGCAGTTTCTGGTTTCAAATAGGCACCAAAGATTTTAAAGAGTTTTACACGTTTGAAAGCCGCACAAACAGATTCTTAGCGGCTAGGAAACGGCAAGAGCAACTTAGCCGGGGCAATGCTGCTCAAAGGGCTTTGGCAAACACGTTGGACACGGGTAATGGGATATCCGAGTTGTACTCGCGGAACATTGGCACAACTCAAGTTCTCAAAGACGTGCATGACTTGATAGACGGGCTGACTGCTACGGATGTACCGGGCGTCAAAGCAGAAATACAAGACAGCCTTAACCAGTTGATCTACTTGCTGTTGCCGCAACAAAGCGTGCGCAAAATGTTTATTAACCGCAAGGGCATACAAGGTGCAAGCGTTGACATGCTGCGTGTGTTTGCTCACTCTGGCGTGCACAGTGCGTACCAGCAAACCCGGTTTAAATTCTCTGAGGCGTTTCTTAACAACTTGTCTAACGCCCAGACCTACGTTCGCACCTTTGCAAGCCCAGAGCGCCGCGCCGTGTACAAGGATTACATTCAAGAAGTTGAGAAGCGGTCTAAACCAATTCTTGGGCTTGAAGAAGATCGTGGATGGTGGCGTAATGCCGCAGACAATGTTACAGGGTTTGTGTTTTACTACATGCTCACTGCGCCTGCCAGTGCAATAGCCAACACAATTGGCATGGCTGTTATAGCTATGCCGTACATTGGAAGCCGCTACGGATACGCCGCTACAAATGCGTTGATGCTTAAAAACACTGCTAGGTTTGCAGCGTCGATACCAACACGCACAATTGTGCCGACTGCAACAATGAACTTTGGGCAGGTGGGTTTCCCGTCTATAGCCGAAGGCGGTAGGCTTGATATGACGTTAGAAAAACCCGCTGGAGTTGCTAATACTGATTGGGACGATTCACTCAAGCGTGCAGCGCAACAATTCATAGACGATGGTGACATCAACATATCAATGACAAACGATGTGTTTGACCTTGCTGATCGCCCATCTGATTTGTACACAGGTAAAGCAAACGCCGTTAAACGTGCGGCAGCGGCACCTTTTCATATGTTGGAGCGCTTTAACCGTGAGAACGTGCTGCTCACCACATTTGAGTTGGCGTACAAAAAATTCTTGATGGCGGATAAGAAAGATACCCGTGGGATTACCGCTCGTGATGCACAAGGAACCCCAACAAAGTACACGCCAGAAGAGGCGTTTGCCGCCGCTATAAATGAGGCACGCAACATAGCAGGTATGAGCCTTGGGGACTATGTGCGCCAGATGAAAGGCCGAATATTTAATTACCCTGGCGTAAATCTGGTAGCGCAGTTTAAACAATACGTGATCATGACAACGTACATTGTTCTGCGCAATCACTATTTAGCTGTTGGTGCGCCGTTCAGCAAAGCAGAGATTGGCGACTTCCGTAAGGAACTTGAAGAGCGCTTTAAAAACGACCCAAACAAAACTAAGTTGGTTGACCAACAGATCAAAGAGTTTGAAGAGTACCGCAAGGATGTATACAGCGAAAGCCGCCGTCGGATTGCTGGCATCTACGGTATGGCGTTCTTGTTTGGTGGGCTTGAAGCACTTCCGTTCTTCTTCCTCTTACCAATGATGCTGTCATTGTTTGGAGACGATGAGGATGATGACTTTTTTGATTGGGTGAACTGGTTCCAAAACTACATGGAAACAAACGTTGGCGGCGCTATCGGTGCTACGTTTGCCAAAATGGGTGCAGACCCCAAAGAAGCAGAAGCTTTTGGTCGCAAGGTAGGTGCAGCTATTCAACGTGGCCCCGTTGCTGGATTGACTGGTGCGAGTTTAACTGAGCGTGTTGGTATCAACCTTCAGAGTCTGTGGTACCGCGAAGGACGCAACGCACCTACTGCACGGGATACCGTGAAAGAAGAAGTTATTGCAAATGCTGGGCCTGCGGTAGGGATGGCACTGAACTGGACTGAGGCTTGGGACTTAGCCAGCAAAGGGCAGTACCAAAGAGCAATGGAAAAAGCAATGCCCGTTGGAGTAGCTGCGGTGCTAAAGATGGATCGGCTAAGCACGGAGGGGGCAAAAAACATAAAGGGCGACACCCTTGGGGGCTTGTATCAGGGCGAGTTATCTACGTGGGAGTTGGCTATGCAAGGGATAGGGTTCCAACCTGAACGGCTGGCAGTGGCGCAGAAAGCCGCCATGCAAACTAAGACCCGAAACGAAGAAATATTGGCCCTAAGAACCCGCGTCTTAGACCGCTTGTATCTTGATCGTGGCACGGAAGCTTTTATAGATGCTCTTAAGAAGGAACAGGAATTCAACCTCAAGTACCCACAGGTGCCGATTACCGACGAAATACGCGCCGAATCCTTTCAAGCCAAAGATAAAGCTAAAGTCGAAGCGTCTGCCTTTGGGGCTCGTGTGGATGAAAAGCTCAAGGGCAAGCTAGCACCAATGATGCAATACGGCATGCCATAAAAAAACCCCCGCACTAGGCGGGGGATAAGAGGTTGCTGAGAAGGAAGGAGAACATGAACAACCGGGGCCATCATACTATCTAACCCGCCAAATGCGCAAGCCCTTTAACCCGTTTTCAATTACGGGCTTTACCACGCACCCAAACTTCAGTCGTTTCATTACAACACTAACTTCGGCTTTGCCTTCTTCTACGCGCAAGCACGGGATGAAGAAAGACCACCCCACCCGGAACTTGCGCCAATTCACGTTGTAACTGACTCCGTTAACTCTCATCTTTCTCTAGTGCGGGGCTATCCGCATCGTCAATTGGAGATATGAACGCCTCAGGGTCTAAGAAGTCTCCTTTAGAACAGTCGAATACGTATGCATCAACAGCAGGTACGCTACCGAGCTTGGTGCCTTTTGCCATACGCTTCTTTACCGCACCCACATATACACCCTCTGCCGAGAGAGAAGTCAACACATCTTTGAGCGTTATCTGGTGTAATGAACACCAACTTCTTAATTTCTTGGCGCTTACAAACAGTTTCTGTGTGTCTGGCTCCATGCGGATACTCAATTCTCCTGTAGGTTCCAGTATGGGTAGCATTTCTACCCCCGTTCGCTTATCAACTTGGTCATTGACAACCAACGTGCAACGGCGGTTCTCGTTCCAGAACTCGCCAATGACGCTAGCGTGGGTGGTTGCAGGTGGTTTGATCTCTTCGCGCATTTGGGCAAACTGCTTGAGCATCCACTTAAACACGCGCCCAACATCAATTTCGATGAGGCCAAGCCGCTTAGCAAACAGCGCCCCTGCAATGTTGCAAGCCGCCACTCCTGACCAGAACCGCTCACGGTTGGTGAATCCAACTTTCCTGTCAATCAATATTTGGATTTCTTTGACCTCACGGATACGCTCTTCAAGGTTGGATACCAAGTCGCGCAAATATATTCGCCCGGCATGACCGTAATTAGTGTACAGCTTGGGGTAGATTTCGTCGGCTTCTTGTTTGGTTAACAGCTTGGTCTCAGGGATCATGTACTCAATCACACGCATTAACTCGCCGTCTGGGGTGGACTTAAGTGATTTCAGTTTGTCAACCACCGATGCATTAGAACTGCACAACAGTATGGTCTGCCACTTAGCAAAGTTAAGACGCTCAGCGTTCCTGCTGGCTTCCATCCGACCTCGGCCCCGGCCTTGAGATACAGCATAGGCAAAGTCACTGAAGTCGTCTGCGTTCATCTTGGTTATCTCATCGCACCCAAGACCCAAGTTGTTCATAACTCCAAGCCTATGCAACCGCACGTTTAATGTGTCTCGTTGTATCAGCATGGCTTCTTCTGGATGCGAATACACGCTGTGCATTGCCTTGATGGTTGTTGTCTTGCCAGTGCCCGATTCGTTGTTGATCATGTTGATGATGGCACCCTTGAGGTTTAGGTGCTTCATCAGTGGTGCGCCGAACGCAGTGAAAAACCCAAAGGCATGTGGCTCAAACCCCGGCCTGTCATACACATTGATGACGGACTTCCATTCATCCAAGGACCCAGTGGGTATAAACCAGTCTGAGAGTTGGTTGGTGTAGCTGGACGGTGGGCTGTAGTGCTCCCCATCTGCCCGTACCTCTGAGTCCCCCACGATAAATGACTGGTTCTTTTCGGTCCAGCCAAACTGAGTTCTCATAATTTCTGCTCCTTGTCTGTATTGCATTTCCTTCACGGATCGCACTATGTACGCCATGATGGAATCCATTTGTTTTTTCATCCCCACAACACCGAACCAAGCCAACCGCTCTCGCAGTTTGTCGGCGGTAAGTAGGTCAACCACGGACAACGCAAATTCTTTTACGCCATCCCTAGGGGTGTGCAACCGCATCCAAATCATTTCCCCGTCTTGAGGGTCTTTCAGACGCTTGACAACATACAAGTCATGCTCGTACACCAGCACTGCGTCTTCTTCGTCTTCTTCCTCGGCTTTGCGGTACACCCCGCCGTTCTTGCCACGGAAATACGGGAATGGGTATTCGGGTATCTTGTACGTAACAGTCTGCGCGGATGCAGTAACAAACTGCACCTCGTTATCTTCTTCGGTTGCCTCGGCTACTTCAGCGCCAAGCACAATAGGGGAAGTAATCTTGCCTTTGTGGATGCATCCGGTGCACCCTGATGGGTCTATACCTTCAAACTTAGCGCAGGTATACGGGCCTTTGATTCGTTGAACCTTCTCATTGGTTTCTTCTTCGTTGTACTGGGGGTGACTGCGAGATACATCGTGGATTGCAGTGCTAGCGTCTACACAAAATGCTGGGATAGAAAGCGTAGCTCTCCAGCTAGGCTCGTCCATCTTGTCTTGTCCGCCAATCATCTTGGCCAACTGCAAACAGCCAGTGCCCTTTGCATTCTTGTCTACTATGACGCTGAACCGAAACTGCCGGTTACCCATGAGGGCTTTGGTCATCTCGTCCACCTGTGGTGGCAAGTAGTCAGGGGCGGCATCCATCACACCACCCAATGCATTTTTAAATGCGTCAATCTCAATGGGCTGAGATAGGTGCACTAAGTCTACGTCTAGAGGTGGGTCATTCTTGTGGTTGTATGTCTCTGGCATACGAAGAATCGATGCCACATCTGCCGTGCGGCTAGGGTCAGCATCCAACCCATGCTCATGGCACATTGCTTTAAAACGCTTTGCAACTACCGCCCACTCTTGACGCGAGATGTCCGCAGTCAAAGGCCAGTACACATGAAGCCCCCGACCTGAGTTGACTATCGTTGGCCTTGGTAGTCCCGCACTCGTGCAAAACTCTTTCAGCGCTGACAGCCCGTCTGCTTGTGTGGCATACGGTTTACCCGCGCCACAATCAATATCTAGCCAGAACGATTTAACTGCTAGTACATTGTCCGTTGTCCGAGACTTGTCGGTCTCGTACTTAGCGCATGCAAAATAAACATCGTAATCCTCTGCAAGCAACGCTTGCGTTTCTGTTTCAACTTCCTCAAGGCTCTGCACGAACACTTGTCGTGGGAACCCGGTCTTCCTCAGACCTACTATGCAGTACCAACCTTGTGCGGAAAGCACTGCCGACAACAAATCCACTTTTGTCATAGCCGCCCCTGCACCGCGAAAAAGAAAGCGTCTGAGGGGCGCGGGGCCCCATCAGACGCCGTTAAAGAGCGAAACCAACTTTTGAAAGAACCTCTTCAATTTTTGCGGCGTGAGCTTTGCGAGGAATCCATTCACCTACAAACCATTTGTAGACTGTCATCCTGCTTACCCCAAAGTGCTCAGCCACATCCCGAACAGGATACTCTTTGGAAATGCACATCCGCCCCAGTATTACGCCGGGGCTTTCTGTGCTTGCTTCCTGATTGGCACGTACTAAACGTACTGAATAACCATGGCTAGACATGATCACTCGTCGTCAGTAGTCCACTTGCTCAAAACGTCCGCAAACTCTTTCTTCGGTGCAGGTTCAGCGTTCTTTTTAGCAGTGCGTTTGACGGGCTCGTCTACAGCTTCAGCTTCTACTTTGGGGATAGCTGGGGCTTTAGGCTTAACGCCGTCAGTGGTGGCGGGGGTTTGCGTAACCGCAGATTTAGCGGCAGGGCTTTCACCTTTTTCTTTAGCAACTAACCATTGCTCTTTGGTCAAGTACTTAAGAGGCTTAAAGGTAAGCTTGGGCGTATCGCTATCGCTGTCCATACGCATTTCTGTAACCAGCGTACCGATGCTCTTTCCTTGAGCACCCACATATTTGGCATACTGTTGGAACGGCATCTTGTCCACATCCCCACGACCAAAGATAGATTTGGATGGGAGCGTCAACTGATACACATCGCCGTCAATGTCCTCGGCTAGCAGAACTGCCAGACGTTGTTGGAATCGGCAAGCGCGAGAGTCACCTTGACCAGAACCTTTTATGTTCTGCGAACAGCCTTCACACGAAGTGTGTTGTGGCTCTTCAATGCTGGCATCAGGCTTATCGCCATCGTTAGACCAGCAGTCAGGTTGACTGGTTTCCCCAGCTACGTACTTATCAGCGTAGAAAGAACGTGCAACCTTTGCACCGCCATTAACGATGACAATGTTCATCGAACGGTTTTCGTTCTTAGCGATTTCCTCGCCATTGACCATCAGTCGAAACACACCGCCACGAATGGAGATGCGCTTTGTGCCAGTGTTACCTGCCAAAGCTTTGGTCATGTTGTCAAGTCCGACTTCTTTTAGATAGGCCGGAACTTCTTGGTTAAAGAGAGCGATTTCATTGCTCATGGTTTTCTCCTGTGGTTAAAAATTACTTGCGCTTGATGGTGATCTCGTATTCACTATCCATGTTAAGTCCAGGCGGATGAACTTCGGGGTTGTTCTCCAAGAACTCTTTCATGTTTGTCTGGTGAATACGCTTCTCCAAAATCTCCACTGCACCGCTGTCCCGCATGAAGTCATAGAAACTGCCCCAGTCGTTAGTCCAGTAGCGAGTCTTAACCGTGCGGTATGCAATACCGTGTGGAGTTGAAAAACTGGTCACCCCAGTTTCTTTGGAGATTTCTACAAGCTTGTGCTTAAGCAAAGTCATTTGCTCGTCAAGGTCTTGTTCCTGCACTTTGTATTCTTGTTGCAGTTTTTCTTTTGCGTCGCGTATCTTGATGTAAGCGGCGACGATTCTTTCTATGGGCGGTATGTCCATTTTTTCTCCTTCGTTTTCCAGCAATTATAAAAGCTTTTCTTGACTATGTCAAGAGCTAATTTCGTTTTTGTACAAGTCGATTAGTTTTATGTGAGCATCTAATTTGCTTTGAAGCGCGGCGTACAGTTTTGTTTCTACTGGACTGCCTTCGATGTTCACCACAGTTACTGGGTTCTTTTGCCCTTGGCGGTGCACCCTTGCATTGGCTTGCAAATACACCTCACTCGACGTAACAGGAGCGTACCATATGACCACGTTTGCCGCAGTCAGGGTAACCCCGTGCGCCGCCGCTTGAGGCTGAATTAAAAGCACTTGTGGGTTCTCTTCTTCTTGGAAACGCTTAAAGATTTCAGTACGTTTGCCAACGCTCACTTCGCCATTAATTATTTCGCAGTGAATGCCTTGCTTGGTCAAGTACTCGTTTACCAAATGAATGGCATGCGTGTACGGCACAAACACAAGCACCTTGTGGCTAGCCTCTGATATGACTTCTTCAACAACGCTTAGACGTGCAGAGACATCAAACTCAATGACGTTCTTGTTATCGGTGTAGACCGCTCCACACGCAATCTGTAGCAACTTGTTTAGGTTAGCCGCCGCGTTCACTGCCGATACATCCTCGCCTACCGCAGAGAACAAAAAGTCTTTCTTCAGTTGCTTGTAGTATTTGAGTTGCTGAGCGCTCAGTGGTGCAAAGCGTGAGGTGTGTGTCACCTCAGGCAAGTCCAAACATTCTTTCTTGGTGAAGCGGATGGCTGGCTGTAGCATGTCATAGACTACTGTCTCGGCATTGGGCTTAGCAATCCACCGGAACCGGGTCAGTTGGTACATCACCATATCCCGATACGCACCATAGAAAGCTGGGGCTCGGCTCGGCACACACATCTTTGCCAACCCGTATGCATCAAGCGGAGATTGTGAAGCGGGAGTTCCAGTCATCATCCACAACCAAGTCGTAGGCTTTACCAAGTTCCGCAATACTTTGAACCGATTGGTCTTTGAATTTTTATAGGCGTTTGCTTCGTCAACGATGATGAGATCAAATCCACCCGCCGCTATCTGCTCTTGCACAATCTCAACACCATCAAAATTTATGATCACAAAATCGGTTTGACTCTGGATCAACTCCCGACGTTTCTTAGGGTTGGTGCTGTATGCTATTGCTACAGAACGATGGAGTGCAAACTTAAATAAGTCTGCTTGCCATGCAGGTTGCATGATTGAGAGAGGGCATATCACAAGAACGCGATTGATTGCCTTTAAATTAAGCAGGTAGTCTGCCGCCCAAATAGCCGCCGCAGTTTTGCCTGTGCCTTGCTCGTTAAAGCAAAACCCACGCTGATGCAACGTAAAGAACGATGCGGTTTCTTTTTGGTGGCTCATAGGTTTGTACAACCCAGGCCACGCGTAGTCACGTTCAATTGGAGACGGTACTCTCTTCATGCCAAGCTTGCACAACGCTTGTGCTTCAGCTAACCCCCAATGCACCGCTACTTCAGTTACGCCTTCATTCTCAGAGAGTTCTGCGCTTTTTTCAATTGCCGCCGTAATACGCCCTGGATTCTTGGTGCGCACCACCAAGGCTTTGTTGTCAATTATTTGCATTACTTTATGGAGTGGTCGCTGTTACGGGCGTAGGAACGATTTGCGGATGCAGACTTTACGCGCAAGTTGCTACGCACAGATTTACCGCCTTTGCTCAATGCTTGCTTGTGGTCAACATCTTTCCCATCACCCTTATGCACTAAACCAGCTTTCTCCATGATTGCTCTGGCTTTGTTTCTAGCGGCTCGTTTCTTTTTGACCGCAGGTGTGCCGTCATACTGCTCGTACTCTTTCTTGTATGGTCTTGGTTTGTTTACGTAGGGCATTTCATTTTCTCCCATTGTGTTCGCAGTCGGTGACTGCACAAAAATTACGGCACGTAAAGTTCGGCTTTGCGTTCCACACCGAAGTTGTATATGCCGCCTCTAAGCGATCTAACTCAGGCAACCATCGTTGCCATGCATCGTATTGAAAATCTTCAGTGTACGCAGAAGGCACTAAATCTTTAGCGACTAAGAACACCAGCGCCGCCTTGATTGATTTGACCTGCGGGAAATGCTTAAACACTAACAGCGAAAGCAGTTCCAACTGTTTCTTGTCTGCGTACTGACTGCTCTTACCTGTCTTCCAGTCAACGATTCGAGCTTTGTCTTCGTTAACAATAAGCAAGTCGGCAATGCCACGGAACCAAACATTCTCATCACGGAACCCACATGGCTCCATATTTTTGGTCAGCCCCATCTCGTACTCACACAGCTTCTCCCCTTCAATAGAAACAAAGGGGTCAATACGTTGCTGTACAAATGCATACTTCTCAGGAATCGGTGTGCCATCTCTCACGTAGTCCTCTGCCGCTTTGTGCACAGCGGAGCCATAAAGCAAGTAGTCGCGAGGGGGCTCAACAATGTCTTTGGCAACCCGCAACCGATAGTACTTTTTAGGGCACTGTTGGAAAAGCGAAATGCTGGAGTACGACCATGTGTAGTTCATTGATTGACTTCTTTTTGGTAGCGGATAGACTGAAGCATAAGGCGCGTGTCTGCCAGTGCTTTCAGCGTTTGCTCAATAGCCGCATCGTAGTCACGACACAGCATAGAATCATGTGCGTCCTTCAACGACTTCTCTGCCATCATGCAGGGGTAGGCGTAATCAACCAATGAATCTTGTTGTTGTTCCATAGCTTGTTCCATACTTCACTTCACAATCAAGCGGCAGGGTTTGCGCCCATTTCGGCCTCCACCGCATGCAGTCTTGCACATACTTAGCGGCGGCTCCCCACTCTTCTTCTTTAACAATACATGCAACGGCATCGTGAACCGTCAACACCACTTGGTATCGCTGAGAAATCTTGAGCATCTGTTCACCAATCACACATCTAGCTATTGCTTGGCAGATGTTCTCTACGACTTTACCACCGTAGATTCGCACAATCCCCTTGCGCGTGGTGTAAATATACTGCGCCCGTCCCCGCTCGTCAATTTCATCAGGGCGTAAATTCATGTACTTCAAGGGTAACCCGCTGGGCAGATCAAATCCCACCCCAGGCAACACGTACACCGCTTGAGGCTGGCACCCAAAAAGTGTAGTCTTTAGCTTCTCATCTGCTAAAGCATCCAAGCACCGATGCGCTTGTTCCCAAAGCTGTGGGATGAAAGAGAAAGAACCTCGGTACGTGTTTAAGATATGTTTGCAGGTTGGCTCGTCTAAGTCACGCTTGAAGTTGCGCAACTGCGTCTGAAACTTAGACCACCCCATGCCGTACCCGGCCCCAAGAATGGTTGTCTTGCCCACAAACCGCTCGTCTTCAGTGATGGATTCAACTGACTTGCCGTAGATGCGGGACGCCATTATCTTGTACACATCCTCACCACTTGCAAAGGCTTTAACAAGATCATTCTGCCCCGATAGCCACGCCAAAACCCGCGCTTCAATCTGAGATGAGTCGGCATCAATCAACACATACCCAGGGGGCGCAGTGATTGCTGACTTCAGTGTAGATTTTCTAGGCAGGTTTTGAAGGTTCAGTTTGTCGTCTCCACCCCAACGCCCAGTGTGCGCGGCATAGTAGCGTAGGGGGACAGGCAAATCACCGCGCTTGGCAATGTCGATGAACCGCTGGGTGCGAGTCTCCCCCAACGTGCTCTTGGTGCCAAGCCTAGCCGCAACCATAGCTTGCACCCATGGGTCTTCATGATCGGCAAGGGCTTTAAACCCATCATCTGTTTTTGCAAATGCGTAGGTCTCTTTGCCTGTAGTCGGGCTAACTTTCATTGGGGGCACAACGCCACGCTGAAGCAGGGCTTCTGCAAACTTGGGGTTTGACAGCAACACCTCTCGGTTTGCGCTTGCTTCAGCAATGAGTGCTTCCTTGTGCTCTACAACCTCAATCAAATGCTGTTCTAGCAACGGCAGGTTTAGCTGTAGAGTCGGCTTAGTGAACATGCGCAGGGTCAAGTCGATGAGCCTCAACTCCTGCTTTTTAAAGTGGCTTTGGAGTATATGAAATAGGTCGTAGGTCAACTGCACATCGTTTGTACAGTACGCTCCATACCTATCTAGTTCATCAGGCGCAAAGTCTTTACGCCGTTTGCCCAACGCCGCGATAACTTCAGTCCCTTTGACCCCAAGGCTATAACGCTCGGCTAACTTTGCAAGGCTGTTGCCAACCTCGACGCCATCTACCGCTCGTGCCATCGACAACGTATCCAACAGTACCATCGGATGAATACCAAACCGCCATGCAAGTATTGCCCCATCAAACAGCATGTTATGGGCTAAGACGAAACTCTGTGACCAGTCAAATTGATCCAGCCATTCCTTCGTCTTAGCCATTGTCCCGCTAAACCACACTGCGTCTTCGGCACCAACCTTTACGCTGATGCCAATTGCTTCAAACCTATCGTCGCGGATGTACTCTTCTGTGGTTAGTTTTGACAGCGAGTAATCTTTGTCGTAGTAGGTTTCAAAGTCCAGTGTGACTAGTTGCATTGTTCGATCTCACGGTTGATGTACCAACGGGCTTTTTCCAAGTCTTCCCTGCGGTTGCCTTTGTGGTCGGCGCGGGTGATGTATTTCACTGCGTTACCCAAGCTGTAGTTCAGCTTCTTGGCCTCAATGAAGTCAATGGTCTCAATCCCGCCTACCTTGTAGTGGACAGGGTGATTCACTGGGTCGGCAATGGGTGGGGCATTCATCATCTCCTCGTCTGTTGGACCACCTTGCTCTCGAATCAAATCAGTAATAGATTTGTCGCTGGTAAAGGCAGAGAGTAACTTCATCCTTGTCGTGTTCGATGCATGTTGTTCCTTCGGTTTCATGGTTTTCCTCACCATGTACGCAGTCTGATATGAAGTTTTAAACTTCTTTGCCACTTCTTTGACGGTAGTTGTTGGGTTGCCGTTGTAGTACTGACGCATCAGGGATGCGCGGGATGCTTTTTTAGCTGTTGCCATTATTAACTCCTGTTATGCCGCAAGTTGCGCGGCGGGTTGGGTTTTTTTACGGCGTGTTACTGCCGTTTCCATCTTCTCAAGTAACTCCGCTAGATCAGAATCCAGCAGGTGCAACTTAGACTTCCATCGGGTGATGGTAAGTTCTATGTCGTGCATCAGTTCTAACCTCATGGAGTCATCACTTAACACTGTGGTGGTCAGCCTGTAGCCGCCGCCGTTCTCTCTGTCAGATGACAGGCTCACAAATGCACGTATGTGAGACGGTACGCTATCGACCAATGTAATTCGGCACCTTTGGATTAGGGATCGCGCTTGATCTTTGCGGAATTGTTTTGCCGCTTCAGTGTCGTCCCATTCAAAGTGCTTGTGTAGCACACAGCTTTTGTCCTTTGCCGCTTCAATTACATCGTCAACCTTCAGCACACCATTGTTTTGTTGTGCCATCCTCTCCAAAAACTTCTTTTCGTCTTTCATACTTTCTCCTTGTTAAAAATGCCTGCCATGCTTGACCATTCCTCGCTCCACCACGCTCGGCCCAAACGCTCCGTGCCTGCCTTGCTACGTCCAACCGGAACTTACCCGGCCTCACCAGACCTTGCCAGTACGATCCTGGCCTGCCTCACTACTCCTCGCTACGCCTAACCGAACGCTACCCGGCCCAGCCGAGCCGCGCCGTGCCACGCCTGCCTTGTCGGTCTGCGCCACTCCGCATCGAACCAAACCCAGCCTAGCCACGCCTGCCTTGCCAATATGTACCTCGCTCGACCCCACCTGTACATTCCGTGCCTTACCGCGCCTCGACGCGCCTGCCATACCTCGCCCGACCCCACCGCGCCTCACCGTGCCTTGCCGGGCCCCGACGTACCTGCCATACCTCGCTCGACCCCACCGAACCTCATCTCACCCTGCCACGCCTGCCTTGTTTAAGAAATAGAGAATTTCTTACAGATTTCTGCTTCGCGGTCAGTCTGCACTACTTGGAACAAACCAAACCCACAACCAGCACTAGACTTGCTGTCGGGTCGCCCTGCCCCAATACCAACTTGCAAGCCGCATCGGCTCACAAGGTTCAACACATCTACAGTTTTGAACTGATCCATGTCGTAACGAATACGCAGTTTGCAAGCCCACTCCCGATACATAGGGCGAGACCGAATGTCAATAACGCCAGTGGCGTTCCGAGTGTGCGCCGTGTAGGTCTTGCTCTCACCATACACACGTACCAAAGGGATGCCGTCTTGCTCGTCGTACCCATCAGCTTCGATGAAGGTAGACAACTTGGCAAGGGTCATCTTGAACCCAACCAATCGGCATGCAGAAATCATGGCGCAACGAAACGCGGCGGCATTCATTCCTTCCCACCCTTCGTTACTGCGATACCTAGCGGCTTCGGCTTCCTTATCGTAGTCCCTTGCGTCCCGAACCTTTCTGTTTCCAGCGGACTTACCTTCAGCCATTTTTGCCATGAGTTCGGCTTTTTTGCTAAACCGCTCAATCACCAACGGTGCAATGCCCTCTACATAGAAATCCGTTGTCGCAAACTTTGGCGGCGAAATAACGCAGTTTGCTTGTGTGCTCAACGTGTTGTCAATTGCTTCTCGTTTCATCATGTTCTCCTAAAGTTACAAAATTTAAATACCTACAGCTGTGTTTTGCTTTACTGTAGTATTTGCTTATTGGGTTTCCCCAATTCTTACAGGTAAGCTAATGGGATTTTCAGCTTCCCTGCGTTTTTCTATGCTCTGCGCTAAGAATTTTCTAAGCCATGTAGCTCCTCCTAAAAGGTGAAACTCCTTACGCAAAGATGGAGTCAGCCGCACTGCAACAACGCACTGCACATTTGTTATTTCTGATTTTGGTCTTGGCATGTGTTGTTTTCCTTGAGTTGTCTTTCAGTAGAGCCGACTGCTTGATCTACCGTTGTACATGAACAATTTATTGCAACATATTGTTCCAATGTCAGCCCAACCCACTCATGCTTTGGATACAAAGGCCACACCTGCCCCAGCGGTGTAAACAAGGGTGAGTCTCTGTCTGTGCTGACCACGCCGTTGCTTGGGTCGTACCATGCTGTTGGTTTCTCTCTTTC